CCCTGCTGTTCTTAACAACTTTAATGTTAATAGCCAAGTACAGTACCACAACAACATTGGAAACCCTAATGGTGTTGCACAAGGACAACCATTTGTAGACCTTGCTAGTGCGTACCGTCAATTGCCACAAGTAATTCAAGAAGGTGCTAATGTAATTGAAAATAAAACAATTGATAAAGCAAAAGTGACTGTTGCAAAGGCTGCTGGTGTTGCATTGTTACAAAGGGCTGAAGTTATTGGTGCTAGTTCAGCAAATAAAATTATTAAATCAATTTATGATGGGACTAGAGCATATTTAGGAAAACCAGCACTTTCTATTGCTGCTGGAGCAATTAATTTTAGTCCTACTAAATTTGCAACAGATGTTGCTAAGTCTGTTGGTTTTCAAATGGGTGGACTTAATTATGTTGATAAAGGATTAACTGCTGCAGAAGTTACTGCTGCTGCTGCTGGTCCTGCTGCTGCTGCTGCATATCGTGCTGGAACACAAAGAGCATATGCTGCGGCTGGTGCTGCAACTGAATATGTTGCAGGTGGACTTGGAAGAGTAAGCCTACCTACTTCTGCTGCTATATTTACTCCAACAACCATGGGTAATCCAGAAGCACACCCTAGTTACACAAATTATAATCCATATTCACAAACACCGTCTTTAGATATAAATGCATATCAAACTGCTGAATATGAAAGATGGAAAGAAAAAGATGATAGAATCAAACAACAAAGAATTGAAGAAGAAAAGAAAGCAAACATTCACAGAGTAAATGAATCCATGTCTTCTACTGGTTTTAAAGATGACCATATTAGTGCATACTTTAAAGACAAGGTATGAGCGAAAAAATAGAAGGTTATGAACCAACCTATCATCCAGTCATCAAAGCACCGACTGTTGAAGAGTTAAAAGTTTTAGTAGATAATAATGGTCCAGAGTTAGTTGCACAACTTCTCCAACTAAGAGAAGATAAAATTATTGCAGAAAAAATGGACCCATATCGTCATGGGTATGAGCCTAACCACTGGCTAGACGCAGACGAAATGCTTAAGAAGAAAAATGAATTACTTATTTTGGGTGGTAATCGTGCTGGTAAAACCGAATGGGCTGCCAAGCGAGTAATACAAACTTTAGTTAATAAGCCAGACGCAAGAGTATGGTGTTTGCACACAACCAGTTCGTCAAGCATTCAAATGCAACAAAATGTTCTGTGGAAGTATATGCCACCAGAACTTAAGAATGCTAGAAAAACTAAGATTACAAATATTTCGTATTCTCAGAAAAACGGATTTTCAGATAACACATTCATTCTTCCGAATCGCTCACAGTGCTTCTTTATGAATTACGCACAGGATAAAAAGGTTATTGAGGGTGGTGAAGTAGACCTTATCTGGTGCGATGAGTTGGTTCCATTAGACTGGGTTGAAACTTTACGCTATCGTGCTATTACCAGACGAGGAAAACTTTTGATAACTTTTACACCTGTTCTTGGATATAGCCAAGTTGTTAAAGATTATGTCGCAGGATGCTCTATTAAAAAAAGTTTGAAGGCAGAACTGCTCGACCAATCAAAAGTCATCGTGGCTGGCTGCCCAAGGGGTCATATGCCCTATCTGGCAGACTCGATGAACTCTGGTGCTGGAGTTGTTTGGTTCCATTCGCAATTAAATCCTTATAATCCTTTTGACCAACTTAGGGCTACGCTTGAAGGAAAAACCTCAAACGAAATAAAAATTCGTGCTTATGGTTATGCAGAAAACACTGCTGGCTCACAATTCCCATCATTTACGGATGTCAATATACTTCCAGACGAGAAAATACCTGTAGATGGAACAAATTTTATGGTTTGCGACCCTGCTGGAGCAAGAAATTGGTTTATGTTATGGCTGCGAGCAGCAAAAGACGGCAATTTGTATGTTTATCGTGAATTTCCAGACATTTCCAATGGAGAATGGGCATTACCAGCCGAAAAAGCGGACGGAAAGATGGGTTCTGGGCAAAAAAACGGTGCTGGAAGAGGAATTGACGAGTATAAAGAGTTAATTCGTGAACTTGAAGGCGAAGAACTGATTGCAGAACGATATATTGACCCAAGAGCAGGTGCAACACAGTCTGTTGGCAAAGAAGGAGGCACAAGTTTAATTGAATTGTTAGACCAAGGCGAAAAACCAATGTATTTTACACCTGCTTCTGGTGTTCACATTGAACAAGGTGTTGCAATTATTAATGATTTGCTTTTTTATAATGCATCAGAACCGCAATCTCCAATTAATCAACCTAGACTTTATGTTTCTGAAAGTTGCAAAAACTTAATTTACGCATTAAGAGAATGGACAAACCAAGATGGAGAAAAGGGTGCTTGCAAAGACCCAATTGACTGCTTACGATATTTAACAATCATGGAGCCGTCATACGAGGGCGGCAATACATTTAAAGCAAGAAACCAATCTCATTCTTATTAACTTGACAAACCCAATTTTACAAAATAACAAACGACAATGGAAGAGCAACCTAAAGAACCTTTAAAATACAACAACAGACGAGATAAACTTGCACTCGCTTCTGATGCACCAGATATCCAAGAATTAGTCCGTGAATTTAGACGGTCTTTATACAATGGTGGCAACACTGCTGAAATTGCAGAAAATGACGATTTAAGATATTGCAAATGGGCTGGTCAAACAAATGACGGCAAGAAACATTCTGAAAACAGAAAAAATGGTGACCCTGCTCTTCCGTTTGAAGGTGCATCAGATGTTCGCATTAGATTAATTGATAGAGTTATTAACGAAATGGTTGCCTTGTGGATTAACACTTGGAAGTCATCTAAACTCCGTGTTTATGGAAGCAGTGTAAACAACAGTGCAAATTCTGCAGCAATGACAACTTTACTTGAGCATGTTGTTAGCGACAGACTTAGAGTTGAAGCAAGAAGAGAAGCAGAACTTTACGCACAATATGCATTACAATACGGATGGTCTGCAATGAACATTACTTGGGAACAAGAAATTGGTCTGCAGCCACAAGCAATTAGAATGTCTGAGATTGATGAACTTGCAGCACAACTTGCTCAATCAGAACCAGAAAATCCTTCAGTAAGACTTCCAGAAGCAATCAGAAGCGGACAAGATGACGATATGTGCGTGTCTATGTTTGCTGGTGTAATGCCAAATGCAAACAGAGAAGAACTTAAACAAATGGTTATTAATCTAAGAGAAACTGGACAGGCTACAGTATTCTTTGAAAGCATTATCAAAAATCTTCCAAGATTAACAGCACTTAAACCATATGATGAAATTGCTTTCCCTCCAGAAACAATTGAACTACAAAAGGCTAGAGTAATTTTTAGAAGACTATATATGTCTGAAGTGGAACTCCGTTCTTACATTAAATCAGACAAGTGGGATTCAGAAGCAGTAGAAGACGCATTACAAACATCTGGAAACCTTTCTTGGTATACAGACCCAAGTATTGTTCCTGTTGCTAATATGATTGGTTCTCAAGATTATAGGTCAAGACACTTAATTGAAGTTTTATATGCATATACAAAACAGATTGATGAATCTGGAAACATCTGTATTTACTACACTGCGTTTTGTCCAAATGGTAAAAGAAACATTTTCTTTAAACACGAAAAGTTAGAATACTCTCACGGCAAATATCCATTTGTTGAATTAAGAAGAGAACACATTAGAAAATCCATTATGGAGTCTAGAGGTGTTCCAGAAATCCTTGTAACAGAACAAGCGGAGTTAAAAGCACAACACGATGCATTCCGTGATAGAACGGCACTTGAAACAACTCCACCTATTCTTATTAAGAAAAGAATCCAAGGTATTAACAAGATTGGTCCAGCAATGCAACTTCCTGTTGCCGCTATTGATGACTATACATACTTAACACCACCAAGAAGCACACCACAATACGCACTTGAGTTAATTAATCAAATTGAAAAAAATGCTGCTAACTATTTTGGTTTAACACATGAACTTGTTGCTCCACAAAAAAGTCAAATGTTACAACAAATGTCTGTTGATGGATGGCTTAACACTTGGGCAGAAATTTATACACAATTGCTTCAGTTATGTTTACAGTACATGCCACAAGAGGAAATACAAAGTATTACAGGAGTTCCCCTATCTATTGGCTCGGTTGAACTTGCTGGAGCATTCAGTTTTGATGTAAAGTTTGATGTCCGTGATTTAGACAATGAGTATGTAATGAAAAAATTACAATCAATTAGCCAATTCGTACTTCCTATGGATGTAGGTGGTGTTGTTGATAGAAATAAACTTGTTGCTAAACTTGTAGAGGCTATTAGCCCAGATGTTGCCAAGGAAATTATCCTAGACCAACAATCAGCATCTCAAAAAATGTACAATGACATCCAGAACGATGTTCTAAAGATGATGGCTGGCATTGAACCTCAATATGTAGAAAATGACCCTTCTGCTGGAACCAAGATGCAGTACCTGCAAGAAATTGCTGGCAAGTCACCAAAGGTTCAGCAATCTGTACAAAGTGACCAAATGACACAAGCACTATTCCAAAACTACCAGAAGAACCTTCAGATGTCAATTATGCAGCAACAAAACAAGCAAATTGGCAGAACTGGCGTAACCCCAGTATCAGACCAAATGGCTCAAGAGTCACAAGAGCCTCAACAATAACAACTTATGAACGAAGAAGACTACGATATCAATGTTTTTGCATTTACAGACAAAAACGAACTATGGGACGCTATTATGCTTATTTTGGAGCGTAATGCAGAATTGGAAGTTGCAAATGCTATTTCTGGTGATGTTACAGGAGAAAAAAGAATCCATGCATGCGGAAGAGCAGAAATAAGCAAAGACCTTGTAGTTTGGTTTAAAACTGAGCGTCAAAGAGCCTTAGAATTAAAAAAATCTGAATTTATCTAATTTTGTGTTGACTTGCGATAAGTTCTACTTATACATATACACAAGTTTCTGCAAACTCTAAATGCTGTTTCAAAAGAAAGCCTTGCTCTTACTAGCATGAATACAAATCAAACAGGCGATGACAGTGCTGCCCAACCGAAAGGTGAAAGTTCTGTAGATAGAGTCGAATCTAGTCGATTCAGTGAACAAGACCTTGCGTCTATCCTACGCAGGGATTTCGGAAACCTAGATAATCCCGAAACAGATTTTGAATCATCTGACAACAACGATTCTGAAATCCAATCTAGAGATACAGAAGAACAGGATGTTCTGAACTCCCAAGATTACGGTAAAGAAGTTCATTCACAAGAAGAAGAGGCAACGGACAGCGAAAGTAGCGAGTTCCAGACCAAAGGGGTCCAAAAGCGTATCGACAAACTTACAGCATTACGAAAGTCTGCTGAGGAGCAAGCCGAAAAACTAAAGGGCGAACTTGAGCAATTAAAATTGCAGGTCGAGTCGAATAAGCCAACTGGAATTGTTATTAGTAAAGACGAGAGTCTACCTTACGCACATATTAACTCACTAGCAGAAATCGATGCAGAGATTGCACAGGCTAGGCAGGTTAGAAGATGGTGTGAGGAAAATTCGGACGGAGTTATTGTACAAAACCCAGATGGAACTGAATCGGAATACAGCACAGATGATGTGAAGCGTATTAAACTAAATGCTATTGACGCTCTAGAGGAACACCTACCTAAGCGTTTGAATTATGTTCAAACGAAAGAAAAGGTAGACTCTATTGCATATAAGGAATATCCGTGGTTAAAAGATAGGTCATCTAAAGAACGACAAATTGCAGAAGCGTTCATTAAAGCCCTACCGCAAATCACAAGGTTTCCAGACTTCAATATTATTATCGGTGACTATATCAATGGTGTAAAAACCAGAGAAGCATCATACAAAGGAAATAATATTCGAAAAGCACCAGTCCAGCCCACATCAAATTACGCACCTTCCTCTCGCTACAAAGACGCTGGCGATGTAGATGCAGTAAAGCGATATGTTAAAACTAATTCTAGTGTAGACCTTACAGCAATTATCAAGTCTAAGTTCATCTAAATACAAAACAAAAAAGAACATGGCAAAACTCACTGAACCCTCAATCGTGTCTGGTAAAAGAGAAGACCTCGCAGACCTCATTTCGCTCGTTGATGCAAAGGATACACCTTTCACCTCGATGGCTCCAAAAGGCTCAAAACCTGGAAATACCCTTTTCCGTTGGCAAGTTGACCGTCTCCCTGCTGCAGTCGCTGACTCGGCTGGTGTTGTAGACGGCACCGATGTTGACCCTAATGGTGCAACTATTCAAAATTTCGTTAAAGATGGTGCTACCCAGTATCGCTACGAAGTTTCTAACCACATCCAAGAATTTCGTAAAGCAGTTCGTGTTTCCCCTCTTACTCTCGACATCGCAGTTACTGCTGGTGTTAAAGATGAGTTGGCAAACAATGTCGCTAAAGGCATCACTATGCTCAAGCGTGACATGGAAAAAACCTTCTGTTCTAACAACCTTCCTAAAGCCGACAACGGTTCTACTCAAGGTTTCGTTACCAGAGGTCTTGATTCATGGACTCGCCCAGTAGCAACTACTGGTGGTGTATTCGGCAACGATAACTATCTTACTGTTGACGCAAATTTCCGTACTAAGGCTGCTGCCGTAGTTGGTAATGCATCTGCAACCGTAGAATCTACTGCTGCAATCGGAACTGGTGCTTACGCACTTACTGAAACTGTTGTACAAGATGTTCTCACTGCTATCTATGGTGAAACTGGTCAATTCCGTTCTTATGACGGTTTGGTTGGTCCTCAACTCAAGAGAGCATTTACGAACCTCGTTTATACCAGCCGTTCTGACACTGCTGCTTCTCAACAAGCAATCCGCACATTTAACCGTGACGCTTCTGACTCGTCCTATATCTCCTCCATTGATATCTTTGAAGGCGATTTCGGCACGATTCGTTTGCACCCATCACTGTTCTTAAAGAATAACTTCTGCGGATATGTGCTTCCTATGGAGCATGTTGAAATCCGTTACGGTGGCTCGGTTGCTGGCATCAAAGAACTGACTGACAATGGTGGTGGACCTGCTCGCTTAATCAACGCTATTGCGGCTGTTTGCGTGAAGAATCCTCTGGCATTCGGTAAGTTCGATTATGTTGCATAAGCAATAAATGGCTGAAGATATTATTCAGTCATGGTGTGATGTGATTCCTTCCCATCTCAAAGGTGAGATGGAGAAGGAACTCCGTCATGGTTGGAACATGAGTGTAGTTAAAGCAAAACATGAATCAGAACAAATTGCTAAATTTGGTCATGCCAATGCAGCAAACAATATAGATGGAGTCGGCAAATTAGTTGCCAGAATACCTCCAGACGCTTTTCATTACTGGGGACAAAGACTTGGATACAAATGTTGGGAAGATAAATCCTTTTTAAAGGAGTTCCTAAGAGACAACCAAGAACTTGCAGTAAGAAATTATGTCAAAAAAACCGTAGTAAACGGTACAATTTTCGGTGCGGATGGTTTTACAATATAATGAAAACAGTAGATTTCAGCAAAGTCTTAAGAGACACAATTCAACTTTGTGGTCTAGATGCAGACGATTATAATCTGCCTACTTTTAAACAACTTAGGGATTTTCTATCTACTAGACTTAAATTAGCATGGGAATACGATATGTTCCCAGATTTGATGAGACTTGAGGTTGCCACAGTGACAACTGAGACTGTTTCAAATAACACAGTATATTATGTTAGCAAACCTACTAATGCTGGTGAAGTGGTTGCTATTTACAATCAAAACCCCTACTCTGGAAGTAGGGCTATTAATATCCCATTTGTAATTGTAGGAACAGATACTGTTGATAGGTTAATGGTGTCTAAGAACTACACAGACGCTGTTTGGGTAGAATACAGGCTTATCCCTCCAGTTTTATTTGGAACACCTTGGAATACAACTACACAATTTTTTGTAGGCTCACAAGTATATTTTGACAGGGGTTCAAACAGTGGTTCTTTACAGCCAGAAGAAGGAAAGGTCAATAGTGGCAACTTCTATAACTGCATTTCCAATAGCACAAATCATAACCCTTATACAGATACTCAATATTTTGAACCTGTAAAAATTCCAAATATCTTTTCTACTTACTTGCCAAGGGCTGCTTTTGCTGATTATCTACGCTCACAAGGTCAATTTGATAGTGCAATGATTGCTGAGAAAGAAGCAGAATCGCTTCTAGATACTGAAATCGACAAGATTGCAAGACAACAAGGACAAATCCAACAATACAATTTTATAAAAACATACTAACATGGGTTCTCAAATACAACTATCATCTCCATTCCTAAAAAGCATCAGTCACTCCGATGTAACAGTAGGAACAACCAAATCACAAATTGTAGTAGCACCAACTAACATCAGCGAAAAGCGTATTGTAGTTATTGTGCAAAACAAATCTACATCTGCTACAATTCAAGTTATTGGCAACGCTACAGATGCAGTTGGTATTTCTGTTGCTCCGTTGGCTTCACTTTCACTTGATAACTACAATGGTGCATTGTACGCAGTTTCTACTGCGGCAGGAACTACTGTTCACATCGCAACCTCTTCTGTGTAATGAGTATAACTGTATCTTCTAGTGGGGGAATGAGTCCAAAAGACCAGTTCTCTTTTGATAAAAAAGATTTGTTTTCTGTTGGAAGTTTAACTGTTGGTGCTGGTGCAACAACTTCTGGTGGAAGCGGTGTAATGAGTGGTCATTATTATCAAATTAAAGCACCAGATACAGATATTGGTTATGCGTCTCTTTGTATTTATACACCACTTTTAAACAGAGGTGCTACTAACTACAATGGAGTTGATTGGAGTAAAAAATTTATTTTTGGATTTAGGGCATTGCGTAAAGTAGGTACTGGGGCAGATGCAAATTCTGAATTTAAAGTATTTCTTGGAAAAAGTTATAATTCATCTGGTGGAACAAATAGATTAGAACCTACTGCTTCAGACAAAGCAGTTGGAATTAAACAAGTAGGTGCTGGTCCATTACAACTTATGTATTCTAATGGAACTACAGTTACAACAATTACAACTTCCTTTACTCCAGTTAATCAACAAGCATACGATGTTATTATTGAATGTTGGTCAAATAGTGTTTATTTATACATAAACGATGTTCTTGTTGCTCAAGGTTCTGGTTCACCTGCAAGTGGAAATGGAACTGGTGAAACACAACTTATGGCACTATGGGCTACTTGTGAAAACAATGCAGTTTTAACAGGTTCTAATCATTCAGCAATTTTTACGGATTACTTTATATCCCCTATTTAATATGTACACTTATAAAATTACATCTTTAGTCGGTCAAATTCAGTCTGATGTTAATCCACCAGCAATAGTTACTGCAATCTTTCCTAAATTTAATGGAGAGTTGGTAATTATGGACGAGACTGGCATTACTATTGAATTTGAGAAAAAGCAAACCCCTGTTGATTTAGGACCAACTATTAAAATAGAATTTGTTGAATAATAAACAATGCCAAACTTACAGCCATTACAAGAAGGTGATGCTGGATTTCTTGGCATAGATACAAGAACCAATCCTGTATCTTTAAAAGAAGGTGTTTTACAAGACGGTAAAAACATCAGAATTGAACAACAAATTCTTCAAACAAGAAAAGGTGTAGCAAGAATACTTGATGCATCTCAAGCAGCAACGGTAGGAACTGTTTATGGTTCTGGTGTATATAGACTAACCAACGGAACTGAAAAAATTGTCCTTGTTGTTTCTAATGGTTTATATCTGTTTGATATTGGCACACAGGCTTTATCCGCTAAATATAACTTTCCTACTGGAAGAACAATAACCGCAGGTCCAGTTCAAGTATTACAAGCGGTTAATAAAATTTATATTTTGCGTGGAGAGGCTACAAAGTATATTACTGGTAGCGGAGCATCTGGTCAAAATGCAACTGTTAGTGGTGCTGGAAATACTGTTATTACAGTTACAACTACAACTCCACATGGTTTAATTGCTGGTGATGAATTTGCAATTGAAGCAGGTCATACACAATGGTGTGGTCCAACAAAAACAAATAATTTTGTTGTTGCAACAGCACCAACATCAACATCTTTTACATACAATTTAACAACAGGACATAATGGTGGTGCTTCTGGATATGTAGTTCAAGTGGGAAAACCTGTTTTTGAGTTTGATGGAACAACTGTAAGCATTGTAAATCAAGGTATTATTGATGGCACAATTCTTGGTGGGACCACTCCAACCGCTTGTTCCTTTCCAATGACAAGCACATCCATATATCATGGTAATAGAATTTTTTGCAAGTACAGCAAAGATGAAATTGCCGTATCTGATTTTCTTCCAACGGCAAATGGAGATTGGGAGTTTGATTTAACAATACAAGCAATGACAATTAATCTTGGAGATGAACAATCTATTACAGGGTTTTATCCTTGGGTTAAAGACAATGTTCTTGTATTTAAAGACAATAGTATTTATGTAGCAAAATTTGCTGATGACACAAGCACACCAAATATTGTTCTTGCTAATTCTTATGTTGAAAACTTGACTATGGAACTTGGATGCGTTGCTAAAAATAGCATTGCAAATGTTTCTGGTACAATCTTCTTTTTAAGTAAAAAAGGTATATATGCGTTAGAGCCACAACTTGACGCAAATCTTCTTGCTAATACACTCCCAATGTCTATTGACATCCAAAAGTATATTGACCAAATTAATCAAGCATTTGTACATTTAGCAATAGGTAAGGTTTATAATGGAAGATACTATCTTGCTGTTCCACTTGGAGTATCTGAAACAAATAGTCATATTTTAGTATACAATTTGACAAACAAAATGTGGGAATCGGTTGATAATTATCCAACTGGTGTTAATCCATTTGCGTTTTTAGTAGCAAAAAATGGAAATACAAGTGTTGTTAATAGACTGTTTTTTTGCACATCTACAAATGGATTATATCTTTCAGAAGAAAAAGAAGTAGATGAATATGGAAGTACTATTGGTGCATTAACATTGTCATTTTATCTTCCAAATACACTTGCAAGTGCAACATATCAATCTCAAAACATTGCTGGATTTGCTAAAACTAGAAAATATGTGTTTCAAACCATGCAATCAAAACGATTTGTAGATGTTAATACAGAAATTGACTTTGGTTCATATGGTGCTTTACAAACAAAGATAACTACATATAATCCAGATACGGTTAAGGTTATTGACATAGCAACTGCATCAGTTCAAAATGACAAGATTAGAAGAACACCTATCAGAAAAATAGCATATGCTATGGATATTGAATTGACATCTGTACAAGGAAGACCAACTGTTAGGACTATTGGTGTTTCAGCAGTTCATATTGGAAAAACAACTAAAAACGAAGAATAATTTATGGCACAACAAATATCAAAAGGTACATCATATGATGGTACACCAACAGGTTCACAGGTAACCTATCAAAATTTAAATGCTCATGTAGACAATGCCTCATTATTAATTGGTGCTGTTACAGAACAAACAACTACTAGCGTTAGTGCAAGCACCGATGAAATTATAATTGCTAAAGTTGGTGCGACTTCTTTAAATAAACAAACAAAGGCTGACTTTACAAAATCATTAACCTCAAATACAATTGATGCTAATGCTGGTAATGATGTAACTATTACACCTTATAATGGTGCTATTGTAACTGGGTCTAATTATGTTTCTGGAAATGGCTTATTAAATACAGTAACAACAAGCGTTGCACATGGTCTTACTGCTGGTCAAATTGTTTTAATTAGTTCTGCAAGTAATTATTTTTATAATGGATATTACACAATTAAAACTGCACCAACATCCACAACTTTTACATATGAATTAAACATGTCAGATATGTATAGCGGAACAGGAAGTTTTTCTTCTTTAAATGGAACTCTTGTAACTGTTACAACTGGAACTGCTCATAATTTTTCAAACAATCAACCATTAAATATTACTGCAAATAATGTTTTTTATAGTGGAACATTTAATATTACAGTTACTGGTGCAAATACATTTACATATACATTAACGGTTTCTACAACTGCTGGAACTGGAACAATTAGTTATATTACAACCTCGGCAATTGCTGGAAATGGAACACTGTCTTATTTAAAACTAGCAACACTAAAAGTTAATGGAAGCAATTCTATTACTGGTGCTTTATCTATTGCTGGAACTTCTGAATTTGTTGGAGATGCCTATGTAAAAGGAACTCAAATAAATGATGGGTCAGTAATTCAAAATGGGTCAGTTGTTCAAAATGGAACTGTCAATGTTACTGGTGCTATTCAATATAATGGAACACCTGTATATGGTCTTTATGAAGTTATTGACTATCCAGTTAGTCTTGTAAAAACTGCACCTGCTTATTTAACCCCAGAATTTACAAAACCAGCAAACGAAATTTGGGAAGTTGAATTTTATGGTCCTCTTCAATTTTATTACGGAGGAAGTGGTAATTTTACTTATATAAATATAACAAATAAAACTTATACAACAACTTATACATCTACATTTATGGCGGCTACTGTTTCTGCTCAAGTTACGCCAATTTTTTTGAAATTTTTTGTAGGTAGTTCAACAGTTTTAACAAATGAAAAATTTGCAGTTACCTTTGCTCAGAATAATAATTCAAACGGCAATGAATTAATGCATTTTATGATTAAAAAATACAAGACCGCTTAACTTTAATAACATGGCACAAATAACTTCAAATTATTCTAACACTCTTGGTAACTATCAAGATAAAGGTTCTGGTACTGTATCTATTGGTGGAGGCACTACTGGTGCTGTTAGTGGTGGATTGTCTGGTGCTGCTGCTGGATTTGCAGTTGGAGGTCCAATTGGTGCTGTTATTGGTGGTATATTTGGTGGACTGTTTGGAAGTAAAAAAACAAAGGCTCCTGCTGCTCCAACATACGAGCAGATTATGGCAAGAAATTTAAATTCACAACAACAAATTCAAGGCAATTTACTTAATCTTGAAGGTCAATACAGACCTATGTATCAAGGTCTACAAGAGACTACCCTTAATTCTCAATTATACGGTGGCATGGGAAATCAAGGTTATCTTCAAATGGTTGAAGAGGCTAACGCTGCTCAACAAGGACTACAACAACGCTCTGGAACTGGTTATTTAAATACACTTGGTAGTCTTTCTAATCAAGCAAGATACACTGCAATCAATCCTACTATGGCATTGATGCAGGATGAAATAAATAGACAGGCTATTCAAGGTCTTTATGAGGGAACTGGTCTTGGATATGACGAAACAAGACAGGCTAACCAAGCGGCTAACTCACAAATGGCTATGCGTGGTCTTACTGGAAGACAAGGTGTAGCGGCTGGTGTTCTTTCTAACTACGGTCTTGGTCAACAAAGACAAGATAGAAACAGACAATTTGCAAATGTAGCACTTGCTAATGAAGCAAAACTTCAAGAGGCTTCTCTTGGGTTGGCTAATACTGCTATTGGTGCTTCTGGTAATGGTGGAAGGTTTATGGCTGAATCTAACGCTATGTTAGGTCAGTATCAACCACAAATCTTTAATCCAGAATCTAATGCTGGTATTCAAGCACAAGGTATGAAATATCAAGAAGGTATGGCTATTGCGGCTAGTAAAATGCAAGCACAAAATCAACTTTTAAGTACAGTTGGTCAACTTGGCATGATGGGAATACAGGGTGGATTTAAAAATCTATTTGGTAGCACACCTACTGCTGGAACAGGTAATGTTTTAATGAGTGGAGCAGGTATTCAAAATCAATATGCTGGTGACCTTCTTGGTGCTAATAGGTATCAAAACATGAACCTAGGTGGTCCTTTTTAATTTATGCCTATATTTGGAAATAATCAAACAGACATTACTAACTCTTTTAATGTAGCAGGTAATATGAAAGAACTGGCTATCCAACAGGATAACCAAGGTAAAATCATGTCTGATACCATTAACAAGTTTAATGCCGCCAGAGATGAAATGTCACAACTGCAAGCACAAACAGGTGCCATCTTATCATCTTACGGTGTAGACGAAAACGGTAAACCAGATGCATCAGCACCTAAATATGTTCACGACCTATTTAATTCAGTAAACAAAGAAGGTGGTGTTGCAAACCTTTCTAGAACACAAATGATTGCTGGTCTTCAAGGTTATGATACTGGAACAAAAGTAGAACAACAACGCAATGCTTTAGATTTAGAGCGTCTTAAGGTCAAGCAAATCAAGAAAGCAATGCAAGACCAAGAGGATATTGAAGCAGCACAGGTTGAAATTGACAGAGCAAGACGAGCAGGTGAACTTAATACAACAAAAACAGGAACTCAAAAGAAAGTAAGGGCTGTTAAAATTGGAGAAGAAACTCTTCAATTAGACACTCAAGAGTTTTCTAATGATTTTAGTGAGTTAGATGTAGCAGAATCAAAAAATGACAAAGAAGCAATTGCTAAAATTCAAGACAGAATTGCTAGAAAAATTTACAAGAAAACATCTAAATCTAAGAGAGAACTTGAGGTTTCAAAAAATGGTCTTGCTGAAGATGATGAAAATTTTGAGGGATATCAAACAATTGCAAATCCAGACTTCCAAGAATATGTAAGTCCTTATATTACTCCAGATGTTGTTTCTTTAGATACCCCAGAAGATATTGCACAATTTAATAAAAATAAAGAAATTGCAACAAGAGAGGGATTAAAATATGGAGAGTTTATGAGCAAAGGTCTTGCTCAGTTTAGAACTGATAGAGGAAACGCTCAAAACAAACAGGCTGTAAACTCAATGTCTGATGCAGATAAAGAGATTAAAAGTCTTGAAGCCAGAAAAAAAGCATTAGAAGAAGGTGGTGATAATGATACAGGACCAAATGCTGTTGGTGCCGTTGCATCTGCCTCAGTTGCTGGTGGAAGAGGAATAACTAACACACTTGTAAATGAATATGCAATTAAATCTGCAATTAGACATCAAAAAATGCTTGGTCTTTGGAAAGCCAAAGATATAACACCAGATTTAGCAAGACAATTAGTTAAAGGTCTTAACAATGACTTGGTTTCTCAATATGGTTTAAACTTAACTGCAATGTTTGAGGGTATAACAACAACATTATTTGGAGACAATATTACTTCTGCTGAACAAAAAATTATAAGAAAAGCAATAAATGATGTAAGAAGTGAAAATAGTGTTAATCCAGAATTGTTATCTAATGCTACTAAACAGAGACAAACAAAAATTGATGACATTGAAGAAAGAATTGCCAAGTTAAAAAGTCAAAAATCTGCAACTCAATCTAAAATTATTAAATCAAAATCAGATGAAGCGTATACTTGGTCTGGTAAGTCACTTGATTATGTTGAAAGAGAAAAAGACGAGTATGTACGCAGAGAAGAAGAGGTTACCGTTGAACTTCAGAAAACAATGGACGAACAGGTTACAGACCAATATGAACTTGCTAGAAACTATTTAATGACAACCAAGGGTCGTATACCACCTTCATTTACAAAACAGGCTTATGCAGCCTCTCAGGGTATTGTAATGCCTGTTTCTATGGATATGGGCAATGGGTATTCATACATGAAAATTGGTGGACTTGAAAAATTTGTTGAAAACAAGGGTGCTGATGGTCAAAATTTGATGTCAATTCCAGACCAACAAAGATTAAGAGAAGCGGCTAATCTTGGGAAACAAAAAGACTTAAACGGACTTACTGCTAATGGATTTACATTTAGTGGTGAAATTAATGTTAATGACATCAATATGGCTAATAAGGTCAGAACTGAGTTATTAACAAACACAAGAGCGTTGCAAGATGTTGACAGGCTTATTAACATTGCTGAAAATTCGTCAGCATTAGACAAGATGCTTCCTGCGGAATTGACAGGTTATGCACAACAAATTCAAAACTCGATTCAAGCGGCTAAACGAACTGAAGTCGGTGGTTCTGGTGCTTGGTCCGAACAAGACCAATTAAGAATTGACAAGATTATTGCAGACCCAACTTCATTAAGAAACATCATATTCCGTGACCAAGTTCTTGGTTCACTTAAGGGATTTAAGGAGCGTCTTACTGGCTCACTTAAAGACCAAGGAACTGCTTATGGATTCAAATTTACATTAGGTAGTGTTAGGGACCAGTCAATGTCTGGGTTTAAGAGTGCATACTCTGCATTTATAGCAAGAGGATATTCTCCACAACAGGCTCGACAAGCGGCTATGCCTTACCTTAATGGTAATACTCAATAATGGAATCTGACAATACAGACGGATTTTCACAACCAGAGGTTGTTGGAAATAAAGGAAAATATGCACCTAACACTTACGAACTTGCTTTAAATTCTAGGGTTAATCAAGTTGCTGCTCCAAAAGACTTAACTGAATTAGGTGAAGCAGATATTGATAGTATTTTATCTGCACCTCTTACTGGTGAAGAAGTTGCTTTAAAAATTAATCATTTAAGAGAAAGTGGAATAGCATTAAGTCCAGACAATATTTCTTTTGATGAGCATAATGCTTATAGAGATTGGATGGACAAACAGCACTTTAATTTTATGGGTGCTGTTGCTGACGGATTTGGTCAAGCGGCAAAAGATGTTGTTGGTGGTGTATGGGATGCTGCTACTGATTGGAAAAAGTTAGCACTTGGTACAGGTCTTTCTATTGCTACTGCTAATCCTGTTGTTGGATATGGTGTAGCATATGGTGCATCTCTTTTAGAGGGCTTTGCAAGAGGAACTAGAGATTTAGGTGGTCTTGCTGTAATGGCGGCTAATCATCCAGACTCACCACTATATAGACTTATCATTAATCCAACTGGTGATAAAAGACAGTTATATCAAGACTTCTTTGACTTGGCTGCGTGGAACGACCAATCAGAAAGAATTATTTCTGGTCAGTCTAACTTGTTAATGCCAGAAAGAGCAACCTATGAAAAACTTCTTGGTCGTGCAATGGGTGAACAAATTGATGATTTTATTGGTGTTAATAAAGGTCTTGCTACTGCGTCTTCTTATATCTTAGACCCTACATTATATTTTTCACTTGGTGCATCTTCAGCAACAAAAGCAACTGCAAAAGTTGCAACTGCTGCTGGTGTAGCCGCATTAAAGTCTGGTCATGCTGGTCAAGCGTTAGCACATGGTGTTGCTGCTAGGGCTACTCAAACAACTTGGAAAGCAAGCGTATTAAATTCAGCAGGTAGTGTAATGAGAAAAACATCAGATGCTGTTACAAAACCTCTTGAAAAACTATATACTAAAATTGAAAAAATGACTGGTGATGTTCTTGGAACTAGAACTGCAATAGACGCAAAAGGAAACACTAAGTTTTCTAGGTCTAAGGTAAATAAAGGTCCAACATCATTAAACTCTGCTGTTCTGGGTGCTGCTGGTGTTTATTCATTGTTTAGTATTCCATATGGTGCTGCAATTACTGGTATTTATACTGGTGCAAAAGCACTTGGTTTTGCTGGTGAAATCTTTGAGGCTATTGGAAAAAATGTTGATAATTTAGGATTAGTAGGTTCTGCTGAATTACTTGCTAAACAGGCAAAAGCAGGAGGAAGACCTGTTGCTGGTGCTATTGGTAATGCTATTGTTGGAAGCAGTGTTATTGGTGGATACATGCAAGACCTTGGTAAAGTAATGGTACATGGTTCTTTATATGGTGGTGCTATTGGTTATGTTGCTGGCGGTAAAGAAGGTGCTGCTGGTGGTATTGGTACTGGACTATTTTTAGGTGCTGCTGGTCATAATTATGCATTAGCACACGGAACAATTTCTGGCAAGTTTGCAAAATACAATATGATTAATGAGTTTAAAAATCATACTGATTATTTAAAAGAACAAGGTCATGTACTTAAAGCCGCTAACATGGAAAAGTTAATTGATATGATTAATGAAGACCATGGAGAGAATGAGGCTGTTAGAAGATTAGGTCAGTTAATGATGGCTGAGAAGTCTAAGAATTTAGTTTTATCTATTCTTTCAACTGAAGATATGGTTGGTGCTTTACAGAGCGACCCTAACTTTGTTAGAACAGAAAACGGTGTAAAAGTTTTAACAGACCTTGGAAGAGTATTACAAGACCAAATTAATTCTGCTACAACACCAACTGGAAAAATTGTTGTTGATGAAAAAACAGGAAAACCAATATTAGGAAGTAATGCTTGGAATGGTGCATTTGTAACTCTTGATGCAAATGGAAAAGCAATTGAAGGTCCAGTAATGTCTTGGAAAGATAAGAGTAGCGGAAAACATCATATTATTATTAATATGGATGCTATCAGAATGGAACGAAATGCAGATGGTACATTAGTAAAGAAAAAGAAAGTTCTTAAACCTGCAGTATATCAAAGGGTTGAAGGTGAAAGACCAGCAACTCCACAAACTGAACCTGCAAAAATTGCAAGTAAAGATGATTCAAATGGTGTTGGTGATTATGGTATTCCAATGAAAAAAGGTTCTAGAGCATCTAGAAGAGTATTACAACCTAAAGGAGAAAAGGCTGCACCAATGCAAGGTCCAATGCCACCTGTTGAAAGATTAGTATCTCCAGAACAATCAATTGAATACATTCCAGCAAAGACAGCACCAAGTGCAATTATTTCTGAAATGTTCCATCAAATGAACTCAGTTAGAAGAAAGGCTGAAATTGGAACAGAGGTTAATAGCGTTGTAAAAAACTGGCTTCTTGGTGACGAACACAAAGAAGGTTGGGCATTTAGAGACAGAAAAGGTGCTGTTCAGTTTATGACAGAACTTTACAATAAGATGGGTGGAGGAAATCGTGGGAATGAAGGTGCTAACTGGAAACTCGCTATTTCTGAATATGAAACTACTGGTGTAATGAAGCCAGAAACATTAGAAAAGTTTCAAGGATTTATTGAAGAACTTGGTGACGCAATGTTTATTGGTTGGGAAAGTGGAAAGCCATTTGATTATGTTGCAAAAGGTGGAGACATAGGAATGGCAAGAACAATTTTTGAATCAGTAAAAGATGTGTTTGCAAACCATGCATTAAGAGAGGCTACAAGCATGGGTGCTGATGTAAGAACAAAACAATCGTTTGCAGAATGGTTTACTAAATCAAAAAATGGCGGCAGATTTAAATTTGACCCTGCTATTGAAAAATCGTTTACAGATTTAATCAGAATCTATAACGAAAAAGGAATGAAGAACAATGGTAGAACACCTGTTAAAGTAAGTAAACTATCTTCAGCAGAATTATTATCACATGCACAGGCTTACGGTTATGAAGAAAGGCTTAAAAAGAAGTCTGATGGAACATACAGATTAATGTCAAGAGAAGAGTACCACAAAGAAAGACATGAGTTGGCTACTGTTGGCATGAAGCAACTTGCTGAAGCAATTGAATTAGACCCTACTGTTGCTGAAGGAATTGATTTTTATATTACAGAGGACAAGGGAGATACGGCTGGATTTGATGCAGCAGTAAAAGAGCAATCTACGGCAGAACAAGAATCTATTGATACCATTGGAAGAACCAAAGGGTTCTTATATCAAAGCCCAGATTTCTCAGATATTGGTGTTGGTCTTGACGATATTGTTAAAGCAGGAGTAGTTACGGCAAAGAAAAACAACACTTGGAAACAAGCAAAAGATGCTTACGGAAGACCTGTAGATTACGGAAGAGGTAGCCGTGGAAGACCAAGAACTGCTCCAAGTGGCAAACTAGGCTATGAAATGAAGAAGGCTTTTGAAGAAGGTAAAACGATTGTAATGAGAGGCATCCCAAATGGTAAGGCTTTTGCTATCATTGAAAGATTTATTACTAAGCAACAAAGAAGAAACTTGGCATTGCTTGCACCTATTGTTGCTGATGGTGGTCAGACAAAAGCAAATGTTGTTAGGGCTGATTACTGGGGAATAGAACAAGTACAACCAGATACAGATATAACACTTAGCAGGGCTAGGGAAGATGAGTTTGATGCAAGAACAATGAACTTTGTTCCGTATAATTTTGAACTTAGACTTTCATTAAGAAATCCAAAAAATCCAACTGTAAACTATAAGAGTCCACACTTTACATTCAACGCAAAAGGATATGACATTGATTGTTTAACAAGAAGAGGTCAAATACTTTGGCAAGAAAACGCAGAAATCCGTGACCAATATACTCACATGAATGAGTTCATGAGTCATATTTACAAAACCATTGATGACTATAGCGTGTCAAGTGCTATACCTGCTACTCACTTCTTTGGAGATGATGAAGGTGCTAGAACAAGAAGAAGATATGTAGTTGCTGCTATTGGTGCAGTTCCAACTGTAGAACTTAAAGGAAATGCAGATAAAGGAATTCTTGGAATATTTTCAACATATGAGGCTGATTGGCATGACAGTCAAATGCGAAATGTTTTAGGAAAGATTAACCATCCTTGGATGGATGTTAAACTTGATTTATTATCAAACGCTGTTCTCAGAGAGGGTGAAGGTAGCCAAGTTAGAATGAATGAAAAGGTTTACCGTAGAGGTCAAATTCCAACTCCATTAGAGGGTACAACAGATTTATACACAGATGCAAATGGAAAAGGAATGATGTACCAGTCAGCAGACAGAGGTGAGGCTGAAATGGTTAAAGTTAAAAAGGTTCTTTCTGGTGAAAGAGATATTGTTAATCCAGAAAACTTAATGAGTTATCAAGGAAGGGCTAGAGCATATACTGGAAACAGAACTTATACTCCAGACCAACTTTCTAATTCATTTATTGGAAGGCAATATTACGAAAACAAAGATTATTACGCAAACCAAGGATTGACTGTTGAACATCAATTAAAAGATGTTAAAACTGGTACTGGTAAAATAGCAAAAGAACTTACACTAGTTGTTAAAAAACGAGAAGGTATTGGTGGTAACTTTGAAAATAAAATTGTCGGAACATACAACGCTGTATTTTTTGACAATCCAACAAGAATAAAACAGTCAAGAGGTGGATATATGAAGGTAGTTCCAGAGTATGAAGGCAAAGGAATTGGAACATTGTTACAATCTGAAATGGCTGAAAGACTTAGGTTCTACGGAGCAACAGAAAACTCAGCACAAATTGCAGATAAAAAATTAAGACCTATTGCTATTAGAGATAAAATTTTTGGCAACACAGAAGTTCTTGATAGAAGCACCGACCCAATTGTAAGAAACAAAATTGAACAAGGAAGATTTTATCAAGCGGCAGATGCGGCTATTGATATTGATATGGAAAACCCTGCTAGTTTTTATCAGCATACTAAGGGATTACCATTAGATGTTAAGAAATTAGCGGAAGATTCAAATGACCCAAGCAAACTTGCAAGAGAACTTGGAAAGATGGATATGTTTAAACCATTAAAGAGAGTTGCTTTATACCAAGCGGCTGATGAAATTGGTGCATCTAATCCAAAAGAAAAGAGTTTCTTAAAGTCTAACTATGCAGACGCAGTTGAAAAAGGAGATATATTCCTTGCTGAATCAGTTAAGCGTTTTGTAAGAAGCACTGGTGAAAATCCTGTTGTAGTTAAACATACACTTGAAGAACACCTTGCAACTGGTGGAAACGCAGAAACATATGTTAGTGCATTTGAGTCAAGCAAACCAACCGTTGTTACTGCTGTTAATGGAACTACAAATAGGTTTGTTCTTTTATCAAAACAATACGGTAAAGATGTTGGTTCAGTTGCTTTAATTAAAGGCGGTAAGGCACCGTTGTTCTTTGGATTTACAAGCGACTCTTACAATCAATCAATAATGCCAGCCGAATCTCCAACCATGAGGGCGGCTATGGTAATGAGAGATTCTGTTGGTCAAACAAGAAGTTTACTGTCATTTAGAAATCCTTTAGTTCTTCATAACTGGGAACTTAAAACTAAAAATGCAGAAAAAGGTGCGGCTAATAGCATATCAATTCAAAACTTAGATTTTGAAACCATTGGAAATGTTGCTCAGTCTGCTATAGACCTAGGTCACGATGGTCTTATTCTTACTGACAGTATTGCTGGAAAAAATGATGTTGGAAACGCAATGTTTATTCCTCTTTCAAGCGATAAACAAATCGCTGTTATTGATACAACATTAGATAAGAAACCTGTACCTAGAAATTCTGGATATCAAGAGGGTGGTCAATACATGAGACAATCGTCCGACCAAGTTGAGCCTTTACCAGAAGGTGCATTTGGAAGAAACAATCCTCACACCGTACAAATCTCTAGAGGTTTTAAATCTTCTAAAGGTATTACTGCTGGTGATGGTAAGTTTATTATCAAACTAAATCCAGATAAATCATTTAAGATTGGATATGAGTACGATAAAATGCCTCACAATCCAAACAATCCATTGGTCAAGAAAGCATATCAACAGTTCATTAAAGAAACTATTGAGCAGATGCATGAACTTCAAAGGCATGGTTACACTGCTGAACTAAACTTCACAAGCGAAAATCCATATCCAAATAGCCAAGCGGTAATTGCTTCTATTAGGGACACAAAACACCTTAAGGTATTTTCTACTGATGCTGGATTTGGAACTAATAAAGATGGTACACCTAAGACTATT